CCCAGTACCAGTATCTACTTCTGGTCCTGGCATCATAATTTGAGAGATACCTGTAATCGCTAAGTTTACAGCGATGGAAGCAGCTATAAGACCAGGAGTAGTTAAAGCTCCCGCTCCTGCAACTTGAACAGTGCCACCCGCTAAAGGCATAGGACCACTACCAACAAGTAAAGCCTGTGTCCCTGGTATTAAAAACAACGCTGCAATTGCTAACGCTGCTAAAATTTTGGCCCCGCCAGATTTAGATCCTACAGGAACTTCAGTAATAATTATATCCTCTTCGTTAAGGCTTAGAAAAAGTTCTTGTTCGTCACTAAGTATTTCTGACCCTCTTTGAATTTCAAAACCTACACCACTTTCTGCAGCATCTATTATATATTTGCGAAAGCCTGGGGTTTGGCAGTCTATTAATTTAAATATATCTCTAATATTAGTACAGTTTGATTCCCAGTAAGAGCCAAACTCTGCGATTCCGCCATTTAAATAAACTCTTTGCATCTTACAAACCTCTTAACATGTTGTCTCCAACCCGAGTAGAGAGATTCTCTACAGGATAACCTATAAACTGCGTGGTGCATGAATATATCTTCACCTAAATAAATTCCACAATGGTTTGGAACTTCGCAGTATACTTGAAGTATAATTCCATCATGCTCTTGAGGTTCCTCTACCTCTACAAACCCAAAAGCATCAAATAATTCATCAAAATAATTTAAACCTTTTAACCACCAGTCATCTTCAAAAGGTATACTAGGAAGTATAATTCCTAAGTTTTCATAGTAGTCTCTTACTAAAGAGTAACAATCATATTTACCAAACTCATAGTTTCTTCCTAGAAGAGGAGTTCTTAACTTCTTAGGGATATATTCATACTTTTTCATTGTCTCTAGCGAGTAGATATGATAGGGTATTCCTAAAAAGTCACTTGCCTTAATGTCCGCCTCGCTGGGCTCTTCTCCCGCATCTGGATGGCTATGTACTATGGCATATATATCGCCTGATAGGCTCGCTTTAATATACTCCTTAGGGTCAATATAAAAATCTTCTTCAGGATTTTCAGCTTTGTTCTCACAAGGTATCCAGTAAAGCTTACCTTTTTTATTCTGTAGTAGGCCACAACCTTCCTTAGGAAACTGTTCTACAAAATATTCAAAAATTTGTTTATCGTCTTTGTACAGCACCAGGAAAACCTCCAAAAGGTAGAGAAATTTGAGATTTATTCGCAGAAGCAGATACAGCAGTAGGTATAGTTTCGTGAACTTTGGCGTAAAACCTAAGCCTACAAGAAGCTAAAGATTTTCCACAAACATCTCCTGCTGTCCAATAAGGGCCTTCTTTAATAGGCTGGTGATTATTAGCATCCTGAGTAAGTTTTACTTTCCACAGTACTCCACTATGTAACACATAGTCGTTAAATTGTGGGTCTTTATACGCATTGTACTGACCTGAAGTAACATATGTTCCCGCATACTTACGTACTCGTCTCCATTTAATTCTCTCAGAATCAGAAGGAGCTGTGCTGGTATTGTCTACTAAACACTGCCAGTAATTTACCCTATTCGAGGCTGAGAGTACTCCCGAAGAATTGACTTTATAAAATCCAGCTGGAGTAGTCTCTGTAGTAGAAAAATACTCTCCCCTATTAGCCGTGCCGCTGGACCACGCAGTAAAAGTAGTATTAACTATATACTCATCCTCACGTGTCATAAAGATATTTTCAGTACTTTGCCTAAATTTAGACTCCCAATCACACCCACCAACCCTATCGTAAAAATCTAAGGAATCTTGAGCTCCTTTATACTTAAAAGGACAGGCGCCCCCTACAATAACTCTTCTAGGTAGCTGTATTCCCGCTAAGTCGTAAGGAGTGGCAAGTTCAAATTCTACCAGCATAACATTCTTAGATTTAATTCTATCAATTATAAATACTTGCTTTGGTAGCTCAACAGGAGCATTCCCCTCTCCAGAGTCTCCAGACTCTCCTACTAAATATCTTTGAAAAGTAGTTCTTCTAGACATCTTTTTACCTATTAAGGATTCAAAGTCTCCGTCAATAACAGTTCTTAAAGTATTCTCTAAATTGGCCATAGTTACTGTAGGACGATTGTAGGAACCGTCCGAAGATATATCAAAGCCTTCCACCTCTATAGGGAAAGGTTCATATGTTCGAACAGTACCTGAAATATCTCTAAACTGAACTTTATCACTAAGGGATGCATTATCATAGCCTCCAGGATAAAAATATAAAAAACTACCCTCTGCATATTCAAGGTCATATAAAACTACCAGAGCTGAGCCTGGGTCTTGTTTTTGAGCATCATCTATAGCTTCATTTGTCATGGTTCATATACCCTTCTAAAAGTTGCTGTACAGGAGTTTATAGAGGTATTAAAATATGTCTGACTATATGTATCACACACTACTTTTACAGTCCTTTCCCCAGAGCCGTTAGGTATAGTAAAAGAAAAAGAAGTTACTCCCTTTTTTGTGTCTAGAAAATCCATAATTGTATTAATTTCAGTATTCGGTCTATTATTAAACGAAACATTAAAAGTTTCTTTTATACTATTAATACCTCTTTGAAGTCTCTGTTCATACCCATCGCCAAAATCTACTTTATACATATTAGGTGTTGAGGATTGTTGTATATTCCTATCCGGAGTATAATAAGTTCCACCTATACTTATTCCAATTGTCATTACGCTGCTCCATAAGGGCTAAGAATACCACCAGGCCGTTTTTGACGCTGTAATTCTTCTTGAACTGCTCCAGCAATGAGTTTTCCGATGTTAGCTCCTTGCTGTCCATTGCTGCTAGAATCTGATCTAGAACCGCCTTGCCCGTCCATAGATACATTGACAGTAACATTATTGTTTTGTCCAGATCCATTCATAGATACTGGAATAGACTTCCCATCGGGAAGAGGGACTACTGCTTCTGTACCGTGTAAGATTGCAGGATATCCTGAAGTAGAACCTTTTGCTATACCTCCATCGGCGTACCCGCCCATCTTCTTACCTGCGGAAAATACACCACCATTTCTACCTGTCACCGGAATAGAGCCTCCGACACCCCCCAAAGTAGACATAATAGAGCCGCCAAAAGAAGTACCCATTAATAGTTTGAAAACAAGAGCTTGGGTTATCATTTGAGACAACTGTTTTAACACAGATAAAGCTACGTTTTTAAAAGCATCTTTTAATGTCATAGTACCCTGTATTAGCCCATTTATACTATCAGAAAAAGAGTTAACAAAACTATTTTGTAGTGCTAGCTTATTTTCTAGTATTTGTTTGTTTTCATACTCAACCCCTAGGAGGACTTTTGCATTTTCAATTGCGTCTACAGTTTGAAGCTGTCCTGAAGCTATTCGGCTGTTAATTTGTTGTTGTACATATAATTTTTTACCTAGTAAACCAACAGTATTAAACTCCCGCTCAGAGCTTTCTACTGAGGTATTTAATTGGTTTATACTTGCCTGCTCCCATTCTCTTGCTAGCCTTAGCGCTTCTTTCGTTGAGGCTACAGAATCCTGAGCCAGCTGCACCCTTTTCTCGGCATTAGCAAGCTCTGTATCCTCAATTGCAGTACTAAGGGCCGAAAATCTTAATTGATTTTGAGCTCTTTGAGCATTTAGTAGTTGCTGGTCTGCGGAGTCTTTGTTTAATTTAGCTTGGTTAATTTTTTCTACTGTTATGGCTTTTTGTTGGGCTATCCCAAAATTTCCCAAACCTATTCCGGACTGTGCTCTCTGCAATTCTAACTGAGTAGAAGCTTGTTTACGTGATATAGCTAGAATCGCTTCATCTGCCCTTAATTTTTCTTTTGTAAGAAATACAGCCGCTTCTTGAGCCTGATTTTTCTCAAGCTGTATATCCCTATCATTTTTCGCAATAGTTACTCCGTTTTTTGCTAATCGGTCTAGTCTTATAGCAGCATCAATTTCAGCTTGGCTATACTTATTTGCTTTATCTTTTACTACCACGAGATTGTCTGCTGCTGCTAGGGCTGCTAACTCCGCTTTTAATACTTGGTCTTTGGCTTGTATATCTGAAGCACGAATATTGCTAAGTTTTTGTTCAAGGCTTATTCCTGCCGTTTGTAACTCGCTAATATTTAATGAGGCTGTTTCCTGTTCGCCTAGTATCCTATTCCTTTCCCCTGAGGAATTATTCAATGCTGTCTGTAAACTTAATAGTCTTTGATTATCAAGCTTTTGTTGCGTGATTGCCTTAGTTCCGTCTCTTATTGCATCATTTCGCTCTTTGGTTTCGTTAGTAATTGCTTGAACTTCTTTCTCTAATTGTCTTATTTGTCTGCCGCGTTGGATAACCTTATTTTGAGCTATTTCACCTGATTTAGTAAGGTCTCCGTTGTTCATTCTACTAGCTTTACTTTTAAGTACATCCTCCTGTATTCTTTTTCTTTCTTTTAAAAATTCAAGTTCTTCTCTAATTTCTTGTTTTCTGCCTATATTACGTTGTCGCGCCCCCGCTGCCTCCATAAATACTTGCGTTTGGGCGGCTTTTAAACTCTCTAATGCTTTTGTTCCTTGCTCAATACCTGTAGCTATATCTAAAGATACTTTTGCGAATGGATCTACTGTTTTAACATTTACAATAGCTACGAGACCGTCTTTTATAGTTTTTAAAGTTTCTGGCCACTTCTCTAAAGCTGTAGCACCCTCTACTATTTGTGG